CTAGTATGTTCCAAGTGTGGTAAGCTTAAAAGGAAACGAGTATAGACCAGGCTGGAACCTGGGTTGAATAAAGTCCAGCGATGACAACTAAAGCAGAGTTGAGCGTATGTAATAAGACGTGCAGTTTAGCGCTGACTGTGGGGTGGTTGCAGAACACCTCTTTAGGAATGACTATTAGTGTTTGACTATTAGTATTCTAACCACTGCTCCATGCGGTTGTAGTGTAAAGGAGGGCACATCACTAATTTTAGTATGCGCACAAGTGATAGATTGGGTTCGATTCCCGACAGCCGCTCACCCTGAACC